TTACTTGGTAGGCAAATCATGATTGACTACATTTTCAAATATTTCAACTGATTGTTCTGCCATTTTTTCAGTTGCATGGGCATATGTTCCAAGGGTTGTTTCAATATTAGCATGACCAAGCCTTGTTTGAACATCCTTAATATTTGCACCATTTTCAATAAGGATTGTAGCATGAGTATGTCTTAATGAATGGAAATTAAATTCAATTCCTAAATCATAATGAATTACCCTGGAAGCATATTTAAAGGTATCAGGGGTTACCATATCCCCATCTTCTTTAGTACAAACCATGTTTATTGGTTGCATTATACCTACATCAACTGAAACAGGAAGAGAATATATTCTTCTTAATTTTCCATTCCCATCCATTTCTTCAACTTCATACTGCTGAATATAATGCCGACCATATTTCAAGCAATTTTCCATTTGCCATTTTTTATGTTGTTTCAAAGCATCAATTAAAGTTTTTCCAATCTTTATATTCCTAACTGATGATTCTGTTTTAGTTGAACCAAAATACCAATTTGGTTTTCTTTTATAGATAATTTTATTAATGTCAATTATCCCATTATCCAAGTCAATATCATTCCAAGTTAAAGCCATAACTTCACCAATTCGGCATCCAGTATAATATCCAATCATAATTGGAATATAAAAGGTTGTTCCTGCTGGGAATCTTTCAATTATTCTTTCAAATTCTTCGGGTGTAATGATTTTATGGTCAATTTCAAGCTTTGAATGTTCATATTTAGGATATTTTACATACTGCATTGGGTTATCTTTAATGAACTTGCATGGATGCACTGCATATTTCAAAGAACCGCTTAAAACAGTCATAATATTAGTTAAGTGATTTTTACTTATTCCAGTTAAATACTTATTATTTACAAACTCTTGAAGCATAGCTGGGGTTAAGGATTTAAGCTTATAAACACCAAGAGCAGGTTTAATATGATTTTTAATTATAGCTTCATAGCTATATTGTGTATTATATTTACAATTAATCAGCACATAGTTTTTGAACCAGTAATCCATATAATCAGCAACAGATATTTCACTTGGTTCAAAGTGCAATCCTGCATTTTCATATTCTTGAAGTGCAATCCTTAACGCAGCTTCAGCTTCCTTTTTAGTTCTTCCTCCAACACGTTCAATTCTTTTCCTTTTTCCATCAACACTTGATGCTTCAAAAGAATAATACCACTTACTTCCCCTTTTTCTTACATGACCTTCCATAATTTTCATCCTTTCTTTATATTTTAGGTTCAAGATGAGTTCAAGATTCAGTTCAAGATGAACTTTCATCTTGAACCGCTTCAAACCCTTATATATTAATGCTTTCAGCATATCGGTTCAAGAAGTTCAAGATGATTCCTATATTATTATATTTTTTATAGATATATAATAAATTTTTCTAATGTTAATATTTATATATAAAGAACTTTTATTTTATCTTGAACTTCTTGAACTTTCCCATAAATACAGGGTTTCATCTTGAACTCATCTTGAACTCATCTTGAACTCATCTTGAACTCATCTTGAACTCATCTTGAACTCATCTTGAACTCATAATGTATATTCTGAAGGTGTTTCATAGCTCATTATTTCCTCCCTAAAGTTTAAGACTTGCTGCATTGTAGTTGCGCTTACATCCCAAAAAGCAATATACTTTGGTTCACCTGTTGATGATATGTATTTAATAACATAATAAAATTTTGTTCCAGTTTTACTGGTAGTTCCTACGTTGTTATGATACTGAACCATAAAATTTTTTTCAGGCATTGCATCAATAGAAGTTATTTGCTTGAGTGGCAGCTTCACTGTAAGATCAGGTTTCGCCTTCTTAATAATAATCCCATCATTTTCTAGGGTAATGGTGCAAGGAAAATCCTGAACGAACCCTTGTAATCCTTCATAGTACATAATATTTAAAGTATTAGTGACTTTTTCCTTTCCAAACATAAAAGCACATCCTTTCTTTATATTACATTGCTTTGAAATGCAATGGCTTTTCCCAATATTCTGATGCGGTCAAGTTCTTCATTTTTATAAACCAATGGCGGATATGCTGGATTTTCTGCAACTAATATAATTTCATTTCGTTTCTTATATACTCTTTTCAAAGTCGCTTCATCTTCAATCAAAACAGCGGCAATTTCACCATCATTAACATCAGGTTGCTTTCTAATAAAAACAATATCACCATCACAAATTCTTGCATTTATCATGCTGTCACCTTGAATCTTCAAGCAAAAATCAGCTTGAATATTTGCACCAGCTTCAACATAAGTTTCAAATTGTTCTTCAGCAAATATTGGCTGACCTGCTGCAACTGTTCCCAATAAAGGAAACTTTTTTGTTTCAATTTTTAAAATATTATCAGGATATTCAGTATCACTTCTTTCCATAGGAACATCATGACCCATTAACCAAGCTTCTGAAACATTTAATGCCTTTGCAATTAAATATAGTGCTTTCTGTTTTGCTTCATATTTACCGGAATAATATTGACTTATAGCTGATTTTGGAAGACCAGTTTTTTTAACCAGGTCAGCTTGCGTCATATTTCTTATATCCATCGCTTTCCTCATTCGGCTTGCAAATGATTCTTTCATTTAACAGTACCTTCCTTCTATATCATACTATATTATATTATACACTAAAGTTCGAGAAATTATAACTATTTTAAAAAAAAGTTTAGAAACCTGAAAAAATATATTGACAAATTTTATTTAGAGGTATATTATAAAGATAGTTCAAGAAATTGAACCAATTGTTCTTTGAAAACTTTATATAGACCAGTAAAAGGCGTGGAACAATCCCCATGTTGTAATAATCTGGTTATAAAATTTGAAATGGGGTGAATCATTGAGTAAACAACTAAAGCTGCAAAGTGATTATTCATCAATTATTGTCAGCTATTCAACAGGAATTGATAGCACAGGTGCTTTATACTGGGCAGTGAATAATTTCCCAAAAGAAAAGATATTTCTTCTTTACTGTGATACAGGGATGGAATATGATATCAACATTCAATTATTTTATAAGATAGCAGCATTTATGGATGTGAAACCAGTATTACTTGCACATCCCAAGGGATTCCTTGGACTGCTGCTTGAAGAAAGACTGATGTTCCCTGATATGAAAAACAGATGGTGTACTTCCTACCTAAAAACAGGTATAACTGATAAATGGATAAGGGCAAATAGAAACATCCTTGGTGAAAAGTGCTTATTCGTAAGTGGTGAAAGAAGAGATGAATCACTAAAGCGGTCAAGGCTTCCTGAAATTGAATTTCACAGAACACACTTGAAAACTGAAAGGGTAGCAAAATTTGAATGTCATTGGTTCAGACCTTGCCTTGATTATGAAAAAGGTAAAATGTTTGAACAAGGAAAATTACTTAATCTTGAACCACATCCTTGTTATGAATATGTTGAGAGGTGCAGTTGCATGTTCTGCGTATTTATGAAGGATAGTCATACTATTGAGAATATGAAAAGGCATCCTGAACAAGCAAAGCAATGGGTTCAAGCTGAAATTAAAATAAATCACAAATGGAAAGCAAAACAGAGTCTTCAACAATTATGGGAAACAACTTGTGAAGAAGTTGAAGATGGAATTCTTGGATAAGAAAGGATGTAAATTTATTGAAGCACAACATGAAGATAAAAAATAAAAACATTGGATACTTCCTTGTAAATAAAAGAGTATTCAGTTTATTTAGAAAAGCGGAACTATTCTGTGACAAGAACGGCCTGGGTGTTGATGAATACATCCGTTCAGAAAGTCCTGATGTATTGAAAGAAGCAAAAGAAATCTGTTTTAATGTGCTTCCCATTTTATATGACATAAAAGAATCAATTCAAGAAGAATATGACAATCAGCTTGTAGTATGCGATAAAGTGGTTGATGAATTTAAGGAATTAGAAACAAAACGTGATTTGCTGCGCAGTTATAAAGAACAGCAAGTTCATGAAGGAATTGGTGAATTAAGGGGAATTTTAAAAGCCATTAGAATTATAGATGAACAGATATTGGTTCATGAGCAAGTCAGAAGATTACATTGATAAGAAAGGAAGTAATTTTAAATGAAAAAGGTATTATTTGAGTATTCCAAGTTAAGAGGAAAAATCAAAGAAGTATTTGGAACACAGTCTGCATTCGCTGAAGCAATGGGTATGTCAAGTACTTCTCTTTCAGCAAAGCTGAACAACAATGTTGAATTCAGTCAGAAGGAAATTGATAGAGCAGTTAACCTTTTGAAAATTGAAAAGGAAGAGATTCCAGCATATTTTTTTACCTTAAAAGTTCAATAAACTGAACTTTAAGAAGGAGATGCGATGGAATGGAGGATGTACTTTATACAGTTGCAGAAGTTGCAAAGTTGATAAAGACAAATCCGGCTTATGTCTATGAACTGATAAAAGCAGATTTGCTTCCAACTTTGAAGCTTGGAAGTTACAAAATAAGAAGAACTACATTATTGGAATTCCTTGAAAAATATGAAGGTAAGGATTTAACAGACCCAAACAATATTGTTGATTTAAAAGTTGGTGATAAATAGATGAATAGTATTCAGTTATTCAAACACCAACAAAAGGTACTTGATGAAACCAGAGATTTTAATAGGGTAGCATATTACTTGGACATGGGCTTGGGAAAAACCTTTGTTGGTTCAGAAAAGATGATGCAACTTAATTCAAAAACTAATTTAATAGTTTGTCAAAAGTCAAAAATTAATGATTGGATTCAGCACTTAAAAGCTTATTATTCTAACATTGGAATTTGTGATTTAACAGATAAAAAAGGTTATGCAACTTTCTTCACCTTGGTATCTCATGGTTATCCAGTTATAGGTGTTATCAACTATGATTTAGTATTCAGAAGGTCAGAATTGCTGACATTAGAAGATTTTACACTAATGTTGGATGAATCATCACAGATACAAAATGAAACAACCAAGCGGTCAAAATTCATCTTAAAGATGAAACCCAAGAATGTAATCTTGCTATCAGGAACCCCCACAGCAGGGAAATATGAAAACCTATGGTCACAAGTTCATTTACTTGGTTGGAAAATCAGCAAAGACCTTTATTGGAAGCACTACATTGAAACTGAATGGGTTGAAGAAGATGGCGGTTTCTTCAGAAAGGAAGTAGTTGGTTATAAGAATGTTGACAGATTAAAAATGAAGCTTGCACAGCATGGGGCGATATTCATGAAGTCAGAAGAAGTCGTTGACCTTCCTGAACAAATTGAAAATAAAATCATGGTTCCAACAACTAAAGAATACAGGAAGTTCATGAGAAGTAGAATTATTACAATTCAAGATAAAGAAATGATTGGTGATACTGCCCTGACTAAAAGATTATATGCAAGGATGCTTTGCGGTCATTATAACAAATATAAGCTGGAAGCTTTTAAGGATTTAATTGATTCAACTGAAGATAGACTGGTTGTATTTTATAACTTCAATGAAGAATTGGCAGAATTAACTGACTTGGCACAGGACAAGCCTATTTCCATAATAAATGGTTCCATCAAGGATTTAACAGCTTATGAAGAACATGAAAATTCAATAATCTTTGTTCAATATCAGGCGGGGGCTATGGGCTTAAATTTACAGAAGGCTAATAAAGTAATTTACTTTACCCTTCCACAATCATCAGAACTGTTTGAACAAAGCAAAAAACGGGTTCACAGAATAGGTCAAAAGAACAGATGCTTTTATTATTACATGATGTGCAGCAATAGTGTTGAAGAAGATATTCTGTCAACCTTAAAAATGAGAAAGGATTATACAGATGAGTTATTCAAAGCCTATGAGAGTAAATTATAAAAGACTTTTGACAACCTGGATTATTAGCTTAATTGTTACATCAGTAATTACAGCACTCATAACAGTTCTAATTACAAAAGATAAGGATGCTGAAGCAACAGAAGTGGATGCTATTTTTTATACCCCAAAAGTTCAAGAAACTGAACCAAGTATAACCCCAATGCCAACAGAAGCACCAGTTGAAAAATTAATGATTGAAGAACCAGTAATGACAAAATTGGGGGAATACACCATCACAGCTTATTGCCCTTGTGAAACCTGTTGTGGGATATGGGCAAAGAATAGACCAAATGGAATTGTTTATGGTGCTGCTGGGATTGAACTTCAAGAAGGTTATTCAGTAGCAGCCCCAGGGTTACCCTTCGGAACTATCTTATACATTGAAGGTTTAGGTGAATATGTTGTTGAGGATAGACCTGCAAGCTGGGTTGCTGAAAAGTATGATGACAAAATTGTTGATATTTACTTTTTAAGTCATGATGATGCCCTGGAATTTGGGCTTCAGCATAGAACAGTATATTTGAAAGGAGAAATTCAAGATGATTAAATGTAAAAATTCATGCCCATTGGACAAGTTTGAAGGTTGCTGCTTTGAATGTGACCTAAAAGAAACTTGTGAAGAAGTTTGTGGGCTGAACCCATCCAAGTGTGGTGATTCCATTATGGATGAAGTTTCTGAAGAAACTGGACTGCAAGTATTCAAACAAGGACAAATGGCGGTACTTAAACAAATAGCTGATATTATTACCACAAAAAAGAGGCTTGAAGAACAGGAAGCTGAATTAAAAGCTAAATTGAAAGATGCTATGGAAAAGTGCAACATCAAGAAATTTGAAAGTGACATCCTGGATATTACTTATGTTGCTGAAACAACCCAAACCAGTATTGATTCAGTCAAATTAAAAAAGAAATATCCTGATATTGCTAAAGAATGTTCCAAGGTTTCAAAGAAATCAGCTTATGTGAAGGTTGTTGTGAAGTAATGGCAGCAGAAAAACAGTTTGAAAACAAGGTTAAAGGTTGGTTACATCAACTGAAGCAAGAAGGTTACCCAATCAAATTTATTAAGATTTGGGGAGGTGGTTATCAAAAGGCTGGTATTCCTGATTTGATATGCTGCATAAATGGTATTTATTTTGAAGTTGAATTGAAGTCATCCACTGGCAGACCAACAGAACTTCAAAAGCATAACATCAAATTAACCAATGCAGCAAATGGAATTGGGATAATCCTTTATCCTGAAGGATTTGAACAATTCAAGAGCATAGTGAAAGGGGTGACTGGATGCAATTCTCACATTCAAGACTTGACTGCTTTGAAAGCTGCAAATTCAAATACAAAATGCGTTATATTGACAAAATAGAAGCTTTACCATCAACGGATGCAAATAATGCCTTAATTATTGGAATAGCAATGCACACTGGAATTGAAAAAGGTGTTGAAGAAGCAATTAAGACTTATTACAACAGCTTTCCAATTATAACTGATGACCATGTAAATGAAGCCATAAAGTTGGAATATCTAATCCCCAAAGTGCAAGAAATTCTTCCTGAAGGTAAGTTTGAACTTCAAATAATAAATTCAGATTTTATTGGCTTCATAGATTTAACATCCAGGAATGAAGATGGCAGCTATGATATTTATGACTTCAAGTATTCCAACAATGTTAATAACTACATGGATTCAAGGCAGCTTCACTTATACAAATACTACTATGAAAAGCAGTTCAATAAAAAAATTCGTAACCTGAACTTCGTGTTCATCCCCAAGGTGAACATCAAGCAAAAGAAAACGGAAAATATTATAAGTTTCAGGAAGCGGATTTTAGAAGAACTGGAAGCTTCAGAAATCAAAGTAGTTCAAGTTCAATTTGACATTGAAAAAGTTATTGAATTTTACCAGGGAATTAAAAGAGTGTTGGAAACAAAAGAGTTTCCCAAGGAACCAAGTTACTTATGTAACTGGTGTGAATACCAAGATTATTGTGAAAAAGGAGTTGATTACATGTTATTACCTGAAAACAAAAGAAGGGATATTCAGAAAATCAATAAGAAGGTGGTTTGGCTTTATGGTGTGCCATTCAGTGGAAAAACCTTCTTTGCAAACAAATTTCCTGACCCATTGATGCTTAATACAGATGGAAACATTAGATTTGTTGATGCCCCATACATTCCAATTAAAGACCATGTAAAAGTTGAGGGTAGACAGACTAAAAGAACCCTGGCATGGGAAATCTTCAAAGATGTTATTGCTGAACTTGAAAAGAAAGAAAATGATTTCAAGACCATAATTGTTGACCTGCTGGAAGATACTTATGAGCATTGCAGACTTTACATGTATGACAAGTTGAATATTACCCATGAATCTGATGACAGCTTTTCAGCCTGGGATAAGGTCAGAACAGAATTCTTATCAACCCTTAAAAGGCTGGTAAATATGGATTATGAAAACATCATTCTTATCAGCCATGAGGACAGAAGTAAGGACATCACAAGAAAGTCAGGGGATAAAATTACAGCTATCAAGCCCAATCTTCAGGATAAAGTTGCAACTAAAGTTGCTGGAATGGTGGATATTGTTGCAAGGGTTGTTGCTGATGGTGATGAAAGAATTCTTTCCTTTAAGACCAATGAAGTTATCTTTGGTGGTGGAAGGCTTTCAGTAACAGATAAGGTCATCCCACTGGATTATGATGAATTCTTAAAAGTGTATGAAGAAAGTAATGCCATTGCTACTGGCAAAGTAACTACAAATAAGCCTGAAACTCAAAAATCTAATGATGAAGAACCTGCTGAAAAGGAAGAACCAAGAAGCAGAAGGACAAGAAGGGTAAGGGAGGAACCTGCTGAAGAAGTTGAACAAAATGAAGGGGATTTTTCAGCCCAAAAAGTTCAAGAAACTGAACCACAGGTTGCGGATGCTGAAGCCCCTGAAGAAGCAACAGAAGAACTAGCGGAAGAAAAGCCTGTAAGAAGAACAAGGAAAAAGAGGGGTGAATAACAATGAAGTTCAAAATGAATGCAGATGACTTAAAGTATTTAATGAATGTATGTAAATTTGCAATTGATAAAAGTGGTGTAAGACCAGCATTGCAAATGATTCATTGCAACTTTGGAGAAAGGACAATTACAGGAACAACTTTAGATGGTTATAGGATGCACAGGGTAACAGTTCCATGTGACCATGAAGAACTTGAAGGTAAAGAATGTTTTTTACCATTTATAAAAGTACCTTCTAAAATTAAGTATGTAATCGTTGAAGTTGCGGATGAAGAAGTAACTTATGACTTTCTTACAGAAAAGAAAGTTTTGAAAAAATATAATGGTGAATTTCCAAATATATCAGATGTTATACCAAAAGATGAACCACAATTTGAAATTTCAGCTAATCCAAAATATTTGAAAGATGCTATGGATGCTTTTAAGAGTGAACAGTTAGTAACTTTACAATTCCATGGTGAAACAAAACCAATTATTGTGAAATCCCCAATGGGTAACTTTGCGTTAATTATGCCAATAAGGAATAAAAAATATTAATTTGAAAGGAAGGTATGTAAAATGGCTAATATTTGGGAAAAGTTTGATAAGGCGATTGATGTTGAAGGTTTGCAAAAGGATATTCAGGAAGCAGCGGAAAATGGTGCCAACTTCAGGGAAGTTCCACATGGTGAATATGAAGTAAAGATTGAAAAACTTGAACTGGTAGAATCCAAAGCTGGTGACCCAATGGTTAGCTGCTGGATGAAAGTTCTTGCCGGTGAGTACAAAGGCAGCATGATTTTCATGAACCAAGTTATTACTAAAGGCTTTCAAATTCACATTGTCAATGAGTTTTTAAGAAGCCTGGATTCAGGACTGGAAGTTGAATTTAAGACATATAAGCAATATGGTCAGCTTCTCATGGATATTCATGAAGCAATTGATGGAAAGCTTGAATATGGTTTGAAATACGGTGAAGGCAAAAAAGGCTTCAGCACTTATGAAATCACTGATGTTTGGGAAGTTGAGTAATTAATGTATGGTGGGGATGTAATTAAATTTACATCCCCAATTTCCTCACACTTCAACCTATATGGAAAGGAAGTGATAAAGTGTTATTTTATGACTTTGAAGTTTTCAAATATGATTGGTTGGTTGTAATCATTGATGTTACTAATAAAAAAGAATATGTAATTGTCAATGATGTGGAAAAGCTTCAGGAAGTTTATGAAGATAATAAACATGATATTTGGGTTGGATACAATTCAAGAACTTATGACCAATATATTTTGAAAGCTTTGTTATGTGGTTTTGATGCAAAGAAAATAAATGATTATATCATTGTTCAAGGAAAACCAGGATGGAAGTTTTCAAGCTTATTAGCCAAAATTCCTTTGAATAACTATGACATCATGACCAGTTTTCATGGTTTAAAACAGCTTGAAGGGTTTATGGGGAATAACATTAAAGAAAGTTCAGTTCCATTTGATATTGATAGAAAACTTACACCTGAAGAAATTGAAGAAACCGTTAAATATTGCCGGCATGATGTAGAACAAACAATTGAAGTGTTTATCCAAAGAAAAGAAGAATTTGAAAGCCATTTATCACTTATTAAAGCTTTCAAACTTCCATTAGCTTATATATCAAAGACTAAAGCACAGCTTGCAGCAATAATTCTTGGTGCAACAAAGAAGAATCATAATGATGAATTTGACATTGAATTCCCTGATACATTAAGAATTCAAAAATATAAAGAAGTTCTTAACTGGTACAAGAACCCATTAAACAGGGATTACAAAAAAGAATTAAATATCAATGTTGCCGGTGTTCCACATACATTTGCTTGGGGTGGACTGCATGGTGCAAGAAATAAATATCATGGTGAAGGTTATTTTTTAAGTATTGACGTGGCTTCTTATTATCCAGCATTGATGATTGAATACAATTTCATCAGTAGAAATATTTCAGACCCATCCAAGTATAGAAGAATCAGGGATAAGAGATTGCAGCTAAAGGCAGAAAAGAACCCAATGCAATTACCATATAAGATTGTTCTTAATTCAACCTATGGTGCAATGAAAGATAAGAACAATGATTTGTATGACCCAAGGCAAGCTAACAATGTTTGTGTTGGTGGACAGCTTCTATTACTTGACCTGATAGAAATGCTTGAAGACCACTGCCAATTGATTCAATCCAATACAGATGGCTTGATTGTTAAACTTCATAGTATTGATGATTATGAATTGATTGATGACATCTGCTGGGAATGGGAACAAAGAACCAGAATGCAGCTTGAATTTGAACTTTATAAAAAGATATTCCAAAAGGATGTAAACAACTATATTATTGTTGATTTTGATGGTAATTACAAGTCAAAAGGGGCTTATGTTAAAAAGCTTGATAATTTGGATTATGACCTTCCAATTGTTAATAAGGCTATCAAAGAATATTTATTGAATAATGTACATCCTGAAGTAACAATAAACAATTGCAATGAATTGAAGGAATTTCAGAAGATAGTAAGAGTTAGTAACAAATATATGTATGCTTTATACAATCCAAAGGTCACAGAAGAAAAAGTTCGGGATAATGATGGAAAGCTGAAAACAATAAAAGTCTTCACAGGGGGTGAAATCCAAAAAGAAAAAACATTCAGGGTATTTGCTTCAAAATTACCTTCAGACGGTGGAATATACAAGGTCAAAAGTCATGATAAAAACCCTGAAAAATTTGCTGATACACCTGAAAATTGTTTTTTCATCAATGAAGACATAAATGGTATGAAAATACCGGATAAACTTGATAAAAACTGGTATATTGAACTGGCAAAGAAAAGGCTTGAAGATTTCGGGGTGGTTTTATGACTAAAGATTATTTAAACAATACTTGAAAGGGGGTGCAGTTGACACATGCAATTATTCAAAGGATATGTTGAAACAAAGAACAAAAAATGCATAGAAAAATTCAAAGGTAAACATAATCTGAAAACCCTTGAACAAGTTCAACAGCTTCCTGAATATGCAGGTATTCTTGGTGATGAAACCATTTTAATAGATATTGATGATTTTGAAAGCAGTGAAATCTTATTTAAAATGGTAAAAGATTTAAAGCTTCAATGCCGGATTTATAAAACCACCAGGGGCAAACATTTCTTGTTTAAAAATAAAGGTGTTACATCTAATAAGACAAAATGCAAGCTGGCTATTGGTTTAACTGCTGATATAAAACTTGGAAGTAAAAATTCATATTCAATACTGAAGTTCAACGGTAAGGAACGTGAAATTCTTTATGATGTTGATGAATCAAATATTCAAGAACTTCCAATTTGGTTGACACCGGTTAGAAATAATTTTGAGTTCTTGGAAATGGAAGCTGGTGATGGTAGAAATCAAAGCTTATTCAACTATATTCTAACTTTACAATCTGCGGATTTTACAGTTGAAGAAGCAAGGGAAACAATCAGGTTAATAAACAAATATGTTTTAAAAGAACCATTGAAGGATTCTGAACTTGAAACAATACTTCGGGATGATGCTTTCAAAAAGCCAATATTCTTCAAAGGAACAACCTTTTTATTTGATAAGTTTGCAATTTATATGAAAAACAACAACCATATCATCAAGATAAATAATCAACTTCATATATACAAAGATGGAATTTATGTTGATGGTGCTGCTGAAATTGAAGCAGAAATGATTAAACATATACCAAACTTAAACAGAGCAAAAAGAAATGAAGTGTTGGCATACTTAAATATTTTAATAAGGGATAATGTACCTGAATCCAGTGCAAACTTAATTGCCTTTAAGAATGGGGTGTATAACCTGGTTGATGATACCTTTATGGATTTCTCACCAAACTACATCATAACAAATAAAATTAATTGGTGCTATAATCCTGAAGCCTATTCAGAATTAGTTGATAAAACCTTGAACAAAATTGCTTGCCATGATAAAGAAATCAGAATGCTTCTTGAAGAAGTCATTGGTTATTGCTTTTACAGAAGAAATGAACTTGGTAAAGCATTTATTCTAATTGGTGATAAAAGCAACGGTAAATCAACTTTCCTGGATATGGTCAAAACCTTGTTGGGTGACAACAATATTTCATCACTGGACTTAAAAGAACTTGGTGAACGGTTCAAAACTGCTGAATTGTTCGGAAAACTTGCCAATATAGGTGATGATATAGGTGATGAATTTATTGCCAATGCAGCAGTATTTAAGAAGCTGGTTACCGGTGACAGAATCAATGTTGAACGGAAAGGGCAAGACCCATTTGACTTCAATAATTATTCCAAGATGTTGTTTTCAGCTAACAACATTCCCAGGATTAAAGATAAAACAGGGGCAGTTCAAAGAAGGCTGGTCATTATTCCTTTTGATGCAAAGTTCAGTGTAAATGACCCTGATTATAGACCATATATAAAATATGAACTGCGACAACAAGAGTGTATGGAATATTTAGTTTTGCTTGGCATCCAAGGTTTAAAAAGAGTTCTGAAGAATAGGCAGTTTACAAAGTCAGTCAGGGTTGAAAAAGAACTTGAAGAATATGAAGAATCAAATAATCCAATCATTGGGTTCTTCAAAGAAGTTGGTGAAGATGAAATTGAAAATGAACCAACTAAAGATGTTTATAAGCGATACCAGGAATATTGCCTTGCTAATAGTCTTCAACCATTAAGTAATATTGAGTTTTCAAAGCAAGTTAAAAAAAGATTCAACTTTGAAATTGTTGATAAAAAAATCAACGGTATAAAGTACAGAATTTTTGTAAAGGGAAAGGATGATGAATATGCAAGATAATTGTGTTTGCTGCGGTGAATATGTTCCTGAAGGAAGGCAAGTTTGCAAAAATTGTGAAGAAGGAAGCAGCATTAAAGATAGTGGGAACAGAACACTCTTTAAGACAGGTGCAGTTCGTGATATACACAGAGGAAAAGGAAGATATGATTTGCTTCCCTGGGATGCTATTCATGAATTAGCAATTCATTGTGAAGAAGGAGCTTTGAAATATGGTGAAAGGAATTGTGAAAAAGGTATCCCAATCCATAGTTTGATTGATTCAGCAATCAGGCATCTTTCCTGCTATATGCGTGGTATGAAGGATGAACCACATTTAAGGGCTGCCATGTGGAATATTGCTTTTGCTATCTGGATGGAAAAGAATAAACCTGAAATGCAAGATATACCAACAAGAAAGGAAGATGGTCATGAAAATAATAAAACCAAGTGTTGAAATCATAGATTCCTTTGATGGACAAGATGTCATTAAGAAACTTGAAAGATGCGGAAGGGTTTGTTACAAGTCAGAAAGCAAAATTACTAATGATTCATCTTATAAGTTTATTGAAAATATCATTAAACGTGGGCATGAATCAGTGTTGGAACATTTCAGCTTTTCAGTAAAGTTTATATGCGACAGAGGAATATCACATGAAATTGTTCGCCATAGAATAGCATCTTATTCCCAAGAATCAACCAGGTATTGTAATTACAGCAAAGATGATTTTGGCAGTGAAATAACAGTAATTGAACCTTGCTTTTTAGTTCCTGGAACAAAAGCTTATACTGATTGGCATACTTTATGCTTAAATGCTGAAATAGCTTATTTTAATATGTTAGATTGGGGATGCACACCACAGGAAGCAAGGGTTGTTCTTCCAACCAGTTTAAAAACTGAACTTGTAATGACAGCAAATATTAGAGAATGGCGACATTTCTTAAAGTTAAGAACTTCACCTGCTGCACATCCTCAAATGAAAGAAGTTGCCGGTTTGCTTCTGAAAGAATTGAAGGTAAAAATTCCAGTTGTATTTGATGATATTGGGGGTGTAGTTTGATGGGTGACAAGAGAAATCCAAAGTATAATCAAAGCGGATGTGCTGACCCAACAGCTTATGAAGCAATTAGTCAAGTGATTAAAGAGGAAACAGAACTTGATAAAAAGGTTCATAATTTGATAAATGTTTTAAAGTTTATTATTGATTGGGCTGGTTTTGAACTTATAAGCAGAATTGAAATAAGAGATAAGAAAACAAGAAAGGAGTTCAAATGATGAAAAGGACTTATGTTGTTAGTAAAGATGAAAAATCAGGTTTATGGTATGCACATATGGTTGGTTTTCCTTGGATTCCAGTTTGGGGAAGTTTTAGCAAAAGTAAAAGAGCAGCACAAAAGGTTGCAGCCAATATGATGTGTTTATCATTAAAAGAATATTTACAACTTCGTTCATAATTTTTTTAACCCTAAAGGTTCAAGAAATTGAAAATTAAGTTTCAAAACTTGAAAGGAAGGTGTTTGTTCATGCTATCAATGGAAGATAGGATACAAAACTTTGAAAGCATGATGGGAAAGTTCATTCCAACTGAATTCATTGATTGGTTAAAGGAAAACAATTTCTTCATAGCACCGGCATCCAGTAATCATCATGGAAATTATGAAGGTGGATTGTTTGACCATTGTTATGCAGTTGCTGAAATTTTGAAGCAGCTTACTAAAGCAAACCGGTTGAAGTGGGAAAATCCAAGGTCACCTTTTATAGTTGGAATGTTTCATGATTTATGCAAGATTGATAATTATATCAGGGTTATTGATGAACCAGGCGTTGAAATGTTTGGTGGAGAAGTTAAAGGAAGGACTTATAAATTTGAGTATAACAAGGATTTCTTGATTCCCGGTCATGGGGAAAAGTCAGTTATTTACCTGGCGCAACACATGAAGTTGACACCTGAAGAAGTAATGTGCATCAGATGGCATATGGGGGCTTTTGATGAAAAGGAAAATTGGCAGTATTACAGCAGGGCAGTCAATAAATATCCTAATGTTCTTTGGACACATACAGCAGATATGATTGCTTCGCAAATAATGGGGGTGTAGTAATGGAAGAAATTAAGGTTGAAGAAATTCATGAAATATTAAAAACAACATTAACACTTATACAATACGTTGAATTGTTAGAATTGATGTTAAAAGATTGTGGACTATTAACGGTTCAAGATGAATGTAAAAGTTCAAGATAAGTTCAAGATGAAAAATATAATCTTGAACCGTTAAAAACCTTTATATAATGCAGCTTTAAGGTTATCGGTTCAAGATGGTTCAAGATGAATTTAATTTCTTTATATATTTAATATCATTTTATTATATAACATTAATAATAAAAAAATATCTATAAAAATAATTCTATATATAGTAAAGTATCTTGAACTTCTTGAACCGACAATTTAAAAATATAGTATTTATGCATGATTGAAGCGGTTCAAGATGAATTTTTATCTTGAACCCAACTTGAACCTATCTTGAACCGATATTTTTTCAGAAAGGATGATGAATATGTCAAAACAACAGCTTGATATACAGAAAATTATAAAAGATACTGTTTCTGAAATGTTATTTGAACTCAAAAAACAAGGTTTAATGAAGGATACAAAGCATACACCTTTTCAAAAAACAGAGCAGCTTCTTTATAACTATATGAATTTTAAGCAAGTAATCATTGATAAACAAAAACATATTGATTTCATTAAAGAAAACGGTATTCAGAAGAAAAGTAAAAGTATTGTAAGTTATTCAGGAAATTATCAGCTTGATACCAGAAATGACTTTGAAAAAGCTGAAGAACAAATTGAAGCACTTGAAAATTCAATTATGATAACCAAACGATACATAGAAATAATAGATGCTGCACTGTCAAAGCTTGAAGATGATAATTATTATGACCTAATCAGATTAAGGTATTTTGAAGGTAAGACCAGGGAAGAAATTGCAGAATATTTTAATGTTGATGTTGCAACTGTTAGTAGAAATAAAAATCGTTTGATTAACATATTGAAAATTCACTTGTTTTCAGATGAAGTTATATGTGAAATTTTCAGATAAAGGGGTGAAGTCATGAATAGGGCTGAAAGAAGAAGGCTTCAAAAGAGGGGTAAAGTAAGATTAAAAAGATTACTTGACCAGGTGAATGAAATCTTTGATTGTATTGATAAGGATTATGTGACTATTGAGGATATAAAGAAAGCTATATTTGAAGAAACGGGAATTCTCATAAAATAAATGTCACATTATATGTCACATCAGCACCCTTGTAGTGCATTATATATAGATGTTAAAATATTAATATTGGATTATAGTAAAATTTCCCAATCCCTGAAAAAGAAGAATGTTCGGGTTTACCTCCTGCCTGGACATTCTTCTTTTTAATTTGAGAAAGGAAGGTGAACCTTCATGGCAAGAGGGAAATATCATGATTGGCTTACCAGTGAAGGTTTACTGAAGCTGGAAGCATGGGCAAGGGATGGATTGACGGATGAACAAATTGCTAAAAATATAGGAATTTCAAGGTCAACATTAGCTGAATGGAAAAAGAAATATTCGGACATATCGAACACCCTAAAAAAGGGTAAGGAAGTTGTTGATATTGAAGTTGAAAATGCCTTGCTTAAAAGAGCCTTGGGTTATAAATATGTTGAAGTAACTAAAGAAAGAGTTACTGAACTTAACCCACACACTGGTGAGCCTGAATCAAAGTTGGTAGTTACAAAAGAAGTAGTCAAAGAAGTTCAACCTGATGTTACTGCACAAATATTTTGGTTGAAAAATCGTAAACCTGATGTGTGGCGGGATAACGGTGTTTGTCAAGATAGTTGTCGCATTAAATTTTATTTACATAGTTCCCCGATAGCTAAATCAAGTTCCTGCTTTCTTATTGGATTTAGAGTAACTACATCCGGTAATGTCCAATCCCTGATA